TCATCCTCTTCCTCTTCCTCTTCCTCTTCCTCTTCCTCTTCCTCTTCCTCTTCCTCTTCCTCTTCTTCCACACTAGAGGGTTCATTTTCGGCTTCCTCTTCTTCCACACGAGAGGGTTCATTCTTAACTCCTTCGTTGATACTACGCGGCAGATTAGCAGAAGTATTTAATTCATTTACTTTAAAAATATTTTTAGTAGAAGCAGGTTTTATAGGTACAGGAACTACATTAACTAATTCAGGTAAATCATCATATACTGTGTTAACAGCCGCAGGAGCAAGAGCAGTTTTTACAGAAGAAGAAGGAGCAAGAGCCGCAGGAGCAGGAGCCACAGCAACAGGAGCAGCCACAGGAGCAGGAGCAAGAGCAGGAGCAAGAGCAGGAGCAACAGGAATAGTAGAAACTTCTCTTACATTACTCTCATTGTTGCTATTTCCATATGCATTATTAAGAAATCCGAAATCATCATTACGACTAGATGACATGCTATTTATAGAATAATATTTCATTTTACTTATAAACGCTTCTGAAGTATTTATAAATAAAAGAGAATGAAGGTCAACTATTAATTTAAACAGCATACGATCGCAATAAATCATTCGTATCCACTGGATGAAAGTTTTTCATGATCTTTCCTGCTTTTAATAAAATTTCTCGCTTCTCTACATTATCCGGACGAATCTTTGAAGTTGCTTCATCTAATGAACACCATGTAATGTCACCAATTTCGCGTGCCATGTGATAATCATCCATATTCAAATTCACTTCAACGGATTTATTACAAACTGCAATATAATACTTATGACAATAACGAATGCCACTTGATCCATAAAATGTTTCAGAAATAGAATTTGTATTTTGAATAACCGAAAATTCTTTGCGTTTAATTCCCGTTTCTTCTTGGAATTCACGTATGGCACAACTAATATCCGATTCATAAGGATTGCGTCGTCCTTTTGGAAATCCCCATTCAGGCTCCGTCCATTTTGTAGGATGCTCCTTAATAAGTTTTGGAAGAATCTCAGAGATTTGTACATATTTTTTAACAGACATATCATAGTCATTTTTATGCGATTTCATATTGGAACGTTCTCCCCATAGCGTATGCCATAATTCATCAAATGTTTTCATAAGAAGCCGTTCATGCTCCACTTGTGTCATATTACGTAAAAGTACACAAATATATGGTTCATCACATGGATGATATTTACCACGTAGCAATTCTACATATGCAATGGAGTCTTTGCGTTTAATTAAAAGAAATTGGATACCGCTATTACTATTATTAATGGTAGTTGTATTTGAAAATAATGAAGAAGTATATGCATCATCTACATATTTAACAGCAATGATCCCATAACTGGTTACTGGCGACAAACATGTACGAAATATATGCCCTGATATACCACAATTCGTACAGTGTTGTGTCCGGGTAGGAATAACATCCATTATATAGTAATAGACTCTTACTAACTATTCTGTTTAAAGTCTTTAGACTGATTGGGCATATAAAGGCGACAAATTATAAGTTTAAATGCCTATTTGTTTAATAGAATGCAGTTCCCGCCGAGTGTATGGGGGCCATTTTTTTGGCATACGATGCATATTGTAGCGGTTGGCTATCCAAAAAATCCAACATATACTGATAAAAAATGTGCTAAGGAATTCTACGAATCACTTGCTTACCTTATTCCATGTGGTATATGTCGCGAACATTACAAAGAGTACCTTACAGCAAAGCCACTTACAACATTTTTAGATTCACGGACAGATTTAATTAAATGGACGGTTGAAATTCATAATATAGTTAATAAAAAAACAGGAAAACCTGAATGGTCACTGGAAGAAGTATTAGCCTATTATGAACGGCTAGGTCGTAGAAATCGCTCACCGGTTTGGACAAAAGAAGATATGAATGAAGTGGATTATCGGTCATTTGTAAAAGGATTTATTACAGGCAGTGTAATTTTGGCATCATTTGGAGGCATTTTCTATTTTATAAATACGATGAAATAGAAAATAGAAAATAATCGCTTTATAAAAGAATAATAAGTAACAGGGAAATGAGTAATCAGTTCGCACCATATTTAACGAATTTAACAAATAAATTAAAGACGGTAATACCTACAAATCCATTATCACCATCAACAAACTATGGAAGCTATACGGGTACTTCAGGCACATTTGATAGCTTTTCTCAACTATCAGGAGCTATACCTCGAATTTTATCCTATTTATTTGCAATTCTTATAGTTATTCTTGTTATTTTATTATTTGTCAATTACTTTATTACACCCATATTTAAATTACATGCGGGTGCTCCCGGTAAAATACTCATTCCTGGCTTTGATGATGGAAAACTCTTCTGGAGTTCATCCACTCCTGGTCAAATTCTAAATAGTAACTTACCAATTTCAGCACAATGTCATGGATATACACTTCTTGTTGATATCTTTATACAGAATCCATTACAATTCTCCCAACAACCTCGTATTCTTTTAACACGTGGTGCAACCATGAAGCAAACACCATCTGGTGATACACTCCTTGGAATTTTAGATAATTATAATTTGGCAGTTGCATTATTACCAGATACGACCGATTTGATTGTTTCCGTATTAAATAAGGATAATAACATGGAAAATGTGGTTCTTTCTAATATTCCAGTGCAAGAGCCATTTCGTTTAGGCATTACTGTAATGGAAAATGCATTAGAAGTGTATTTGAATGGACATCTTATGAAAACACGTTCTTTTCAGACTGTGCCTAAGAGTGTACTAGGCGATATTTATCCTTTGTCTGGTATTCAAGCAAATATGGCTAAACTTCGTAATTTGAAAATATGGAATCGTATTTTATCAACGGGTGAAATTCGTTATGCTACACCTGCATTAAGTACAGCTACACAAATGGGAGCAGGACCCATACCTGGATCATCTATGTGTGCAACATCCTAACTATCACCCACTATGTAACCGGTTCAAATCAATAATGTCCAATCTTAGATAGAATGGAGGTTGTTACCAACATTATATTTTTTACTATTTTAGTATTAACTATAGCATATATTATATATAATATTTATTCTGGACCAGGAAATACAAATGTGTTAAGTGCAATGACCCCGCTAAATCAAAAGAAGGCTCTTGTTACTGCAGATATTGTCCAAAAGGATCTTTTGGGAGGAAGTGGATCAACTGTAATGGGCTTTTTTAAATTAAATGGTGGCGATCGTACAACAAAACATACGCATGAATATACACCACTTATTTATGTGAATAACAACTGGTATCTAGAGATCTCACCTGCTCCTACAGGGAAAAGCCATAGTGCGGCTCGCCTCCGAGTAAAAACAAATGATGGTGGTACGCTTAAGGATGAAGTAATTGAACTTTCACCTATTCCTAAACAAAAATGGATATTTATTGCAATTTTAAGAGATGGACGCAGATTTGATGTACTATATGATAATAAGATTGTATCCTCGCATCGTCTTGAGAATTATCCGGTTGTTATCAGCAGTGAATTAGATGTTGGAAACACAGGTTTAGATGGTTCTGTTATTCATGTTTCTACAAATTCATCACGTCTTTCTCCTAATGTAGTGGAAAAATATCGTACATCACATGTTGATACAAATAATACGGTAATGGAAGGAAACTCCATTGAGATGAGTTTCCCAAGTGTAAAATTGTTTGCTCAATGTCTCCCCGGTTTACCATGTGATCCTGTTACAAAACCTCCTTCTAATAACCTTATTCAATGGAGCACACCCTATGCATGATAGATAAAAGCTTCAGATAGAATATCCTTGTATCTGTCAGAATAATGGATGCCATCACGAATAATAGTTCTTCCTCTCTTGTTGGCAGAATCATTCCAGTGCTTATCTTCTTTTCAGGGGTGATTGCATTGTATTACTTATATCAATATTTATTTGGCCCTAGAGTTAATAATGTGTATACATTGCTTTCTGCAACACAAAATGCAAATGTAGATGCTTCTAAACCTATTACGATTACATCAAGTAATCTTCCAGGGCTATATGAAGGTGGAGAATTTACAGTATCTACTTGGGTCTATATAAATAACTGGTCATATCGTCCAGGACTTAATAAGGGCATTCTAAACATCGGTGGTCCTAATTTTGACACCATTCGTGTCTATTTGGGTGGTAGTAAACCTAAATTACATGTTCGCCTACATACAAAAGAAAAGGGTGCACCGACTACAACTGTACCTGCTACAGGAACGGCTGGAACAACTACAACAACTTTAGCAACTGACTCATTAGATGTATCGACTAAGCCTGCAACATACACTACTCCGCAAACAGACTCAGGACTACTAGACGCCTCGCCGATATGTGATTTACCTGAAATAGATCTACAACGTTGGGTTAATATAACAGTTGCTGTAAATGGAAAGACATGCGATGTCTACATGGATGGTAAATTATCACGATCATGCGTATTACCGGCTCTATATAAGGTGGATGCAGGCGGCTATTCTGCAACCTTATTGGAATACGGTGGTTTTGGTGGACAAATTTCTACCACAACCATGTATGATAGTGCATTGAATCCAGAGCAGGTCTATAAGAATTATGTAGCAGGGCCTGAGCCAATTACAGGGTTTGGCCAGTGGGTTAGCTCCTTTTTTGCACCAGGTGTTAGTATTTCTGTATCATCAAAATAATAAAATAAATAATACATTTTATTAAAAGGAAATAGATGGACAACCTACTACCGAATTTTGGATTTAAAAATTCAGGATCACTGAATGTATCTAACAATTCAAATGGAAAGTCCGGTGGTATTGTGCAAGAACTAATGTTGAGTATTGTACTTATAATATGTATCTATCTTGCATTTATCTTTGTTGAAGTTGTTTACAAATATTACAATCGGCTTTCAATGAATCGTACTGTGCTCTTACCTAACACATACGTTACAGATGGACAATCAAAGACAATCATACAAAATCCGAATACACCAGGATCTATTCCTGTCAATTTATCTGATAATGAACGATCTGGAATTGAATTTAGCTATTCATTTTATTTACATGTTGATCCATCCGCATTTAGACAAGAATATGGGCTACTTCATATCTTTCATAAAGGGTATTCTTCACAATTTCCCTTATTAGCACCCGGTGTATACATGCGTTCTGATACGAACACCTTGCGAGTCTATGTAAATACATATAAGACATGGAATAATTATGTAGAAGTTGAAAATATACCAGTCAAAAAATGGGTACACATTGTTATTGCATGTAAAGATAGTGCACTTGAAATTTATATCAATGGTAATCTATCTAAGAAAATGTCATTTGAGGGATTTGCACCATATCAGAATTTTGCAGATATTTACTGCTTCAGTCAACGCAGAATTACATTAAAGAAAGCAACTATTCCATCTATTGATGATAATGGATTTGATGTATTTGGGGCAATGAAAGGAATGTTGAGTCGTCTGAATTACTTCAGTTATGCATTATGCTATTCGGAAATTCAGCAACTTATGAACGAAGGCCCTTCTACTAAAATGGATTCATCCTTAATGAATGAAGTGCCTCCTTATCTAGCTGATACATGGTGGGCGAATGGACATTAAATATAACACAATGACATTAAGTATTATGTAGGTCTAAAGGGCATACATAATAACTAATACAAAACTAGCGATGCCAGGTGGTGGTCTGTTCTCCTTAGTTGCCTACGGAGCACAAAATGTATTATTAAGTGGTAATCCTGACTTTACCTACTTCTATAAGTCATATAAGAAATATGCACATTTTGCGGAGGAGTCTGTTACATTTGCAATGGATGGTCCTCAAAATCTGTCATATGATCAACCTGTCCAAGTTCGTTTTAAATTGCAACGCGTAGCGGATTTAGTACGCGATGCATATTTCGTATTTAATCTGCCTGATATTTATTGCAAATATATTGAACAATTTCCAACTGCAACAGGAAGACAATCACAATATAATTTTGCATGGGTCAACTACATTGGATGTCATATTATACAAAATATGGGGGTGTTCATTGGTGGACAGAAAATACAAGAATTTGATGGAGATTATATGATTGCCAAGGCACAATGTGATATGGATTCGCGTGCATTTCAGAAGTGGCAACAATTAGTGGGAAATGTGCCAGAACTAAATGATCCTGCAAATGGTATTTATGGAGGTGGTACGACTGGTCTAGGGTATCCTCTTGTTTATAATAATAATGGATTAGGAAATTCACAAACTACGCCTGTAAATGTTAATCGTCCATCTATTCGTGGAAGACAATTACAGGTTCCATTACCTTTTTGGTTTGCAGAATCAACCTTTGAAGCTCTTCCATTGGTTTCATTGCAATATCATGAATGTGACATCCAGATTACACTTCGTACCATTCAGCAATTATATCGTATTCTGGATGGAAATGGCTATCAAGTCGCACCTGGATA